CTACTAGCAACACTTTGCTTGAACTTTTCTACTGTAGGTTTCTCTCCATTTACCAAACACATCTTCACGCCCTCACGAAAGCCAGCTCTCCAAGCTTGAAATGGTGTGTAATTAGGATATGTTGTGCTATAGCAATCATACATACTCCAATACAGTCCATTTGTATAATCTAAACAAAAATCAACTGTAGTGACATTATTACCATCACTAGCTTCATGAGTTTTCATATTCTCTACATACGTTTTAGTCCAACTACTGATGCCACCGTTACCATATTGCAATCCATTAATAATATTTCTAGCTCTCCAACGATATTGTGCTTGTTGATAACTTTCATCTTTATCCGTAAAATCTAATGTCAAATTAAAAAAATCAAAGTCTGGAAGATTATCTCCATCAATTAATATAAATCTTTCAGTGTCAGATTCCTCAGCAGCAGCTTTATGTGCTGCATCACTACCTTTAACACCGTCAACTCTACGTGCCCAAGGAACCATGTTTTTAATTTTAACCCAAAATTCTTCTTTTTGTGGTTCATCGTAACTAAGGTAAATACAATCTAGGTCTGCAATATCAATCTTCATATAATTTTAATTTCCATTTTTTTGAATTTGGTTCAGTTGAAATAATACTAACGTCCTCTGTACTACAACTAGTACCTTCTTCTGAAACTACTAATTTTGAAATAAGTGACTTTTTAAAAATTTTTACTATTTTACCTTCAACTACTTTTATATCACTTCTACCTTCTGCGTATGTCTGCTGATCTATTACAATATAATTTCCTTCTGGTTTTTCACAGGTGTAAAAAAGAACCTTTCCGTGTTCATCGTAATAAAGTCTATATTCAAGCGAATTCATGTTCTAGTTTTTCAGAAAAAGTTTTGACATGATAATGAAACGGATATACTTGTGTAAAGGTATTAACTCTTAAACTTTTTTTAGAGATTTCATAAACTAATTCTTTAGTCCAATCTTCTGTTTTTAAGTCGTTTATAAATTGTTTCATGTGTACCATACTCATACCAGACCAATTTGGCATAGTAGTTTTTTCTATTCCATATATGTTACATGCAATAGCATATGCCCAGTCAGTAGTAACTAGTTCATTAGGGTCACATTTAAGAACCTGTTTAAAATCATCCCAATTTTCAAAAATAGTTTTTATTGATTTAAAAAACATTTCAGAAAAATCACATTTTTTAAAATATGTAATTGCATTATATACATCAGGTAGTTGATTATTATCAATAAATGCTCTGTAGAATCTATTTGATGATATGTCACCTTTGTAATTTCTTATATTAGAGCATACTACTAGTTCTCTATTTTTTAAAACTCGCCACCAATAATCTATGTTTACAGGAATAAACATATCTGCTTCAAGTTTAATTGTATATTTGTAAGGACTAGCCTCATATACTTGCCAATCATTAACTAATTTCCAATCACTATTAGGCGCAAGATCACCGTAAGGTAGAGCAATAACATAATCAAAATATTTACTCTGCTCTACATCATCTGATATTAAAGAAATACTAGCATTTGGCATAACTTTTTTAACACTATAAGCTAACATTTCAGCACACTTAACATAGTCAACAGATTTAGTATTTTGTGCCAAAACCACAAATCCTTCATTCATTAAAAATCTCCATAAAATTATTTTTATCCAACATGTGAAAATCTAAATCTTTTACGATTATGTATTTAGGTTTCTCTTGATCCAGAATAACTTTGTATTCTGTTTCAGTCAATCTTTCAATCTTAGTTCTTTCACTAACATGAATTAAATTCCACGGAATAAAATGTTTTTTATTTTCTATATGACCATTTAATATTCTATTTGCAATAGCGAACGCATGATCATTTCTATAAGTCGTAGACCACATTCCATGTAAATCTATGTAATGTTTATAATTTTCTTGAACCATTTTAACACATTCAAAAAATAATTTTACTCTTTGTGTTTTTCTAAAAAAGAACACTGTTGCCCACAAAGTGTTAAATCCTGTAGGACTTATAAATTCTTGTGGTTCATTAGGATACATCAAAAAGCCTGTCGTATTATGTATGCAATAATCTTCATAAAAAGAAAACACATTATTTAATTTATTTGAGTTAATTACATAATCAACATCTAACAATAAAGTCTCATCATATGGACTTAACTCATATGCGTGATATCTACCTTTGTTATGCCAAACTTTATTATGTTTGGAGTTAGTATCATCTTTATTTAAATAAACTATATTATCAAATTTCAAGTCAGTTGGTTGATCTGTTACTAAAGTGCAGGGTAATCCTAAGAACCTGTTTACTCTATTAGCAGTAATGTGAGCCATTTTAACATAATCAACTTCACTATTGTTAAATGCAAAAAGTAGGACACCTTTCATCGTTTATTTCTTAATTCTTCCCATTCTTGATGCCATTCTTCCATAACTTCGTAGTAGATATCAAGTGCTTTTTGAAATAATTCGGCTCTGTCAACTTTGACTGGGTTCTCATTCAAATCTAACAAAATAAATTTTTTTGATGCTCCCGAAACCAATAATGATAGTAGTGGTTGATCAGCTTTCCAAAGTCCCCCTTGGTTAGCAAAAATAAGTTTACTTTGATATTTTTCTTTAAGGTAATGTTTAGCTAGATTATGATCAAACCTAGCCTTTACTTGAGTTTTTAATAAATCTACGTTCATTTAAATATTTAGAACGCAGATTGGACAAAGAAAATTAACTTCCTGTAACGCTTCCTGTCACGTTTACAGTACCCCAGGTGTTATTGATATATGATGTGCCGGGAGGTCTTAATGAGAGGGTTACTGTTGAATTAGTCCCTGCTGTTCCTTTGGTAGTGCCTCCGCCGTTTGGAATTTCATCCCATAAAGTTGTAATAGTTATAATACTACCTATATCTCCGTTCGTTCCCTGTGTTCCATTTGTTTTTACTTTAACACTTATAAGACTTGACAAATAACCTGCAGGCCCAACTGTAGCTGTTTGTTTAAAAATTTCTTGATCCGTTGACGTTAATCCATAATAACCTTTGTCTTTAGCTAAGGTCGTTGGTGTACCTGAACCACCAACTTTAGTTACACCATCGTATACAACCTCAGCAATAGTCACTGTGCCTGAATTAGTGCTACTTATGACAATTGTGCCACATGCTGCTGCTAGTTTGTTCCATAAATCATTTACATTGGTGCCGGTTGGATGAGAAAAAGTCAGTGCAATTTGCCCGCCTGCATTAAAAAAGTACCTTGCTGCATTACCGTTTTGAAAAGTAATTGTATGTGTAAATGTAATTGCGTTCGTCCAAGAAGTAGCCCTTGCAGTAGTAGTGGTTGATGAGGTTCCTTGAGCAGCAATATTATTTCTGTTTGTATAAATTGTTTTTAAATTGTTTGCAAAAATTGATACAGGATTAGCTCCTGTTGTCATTGAGGCAGAAATAAGCTCGTATTGTGCTGCTGTAGGCATTTCTGTAACTGTGCTACCTTGATGATTAGCTAAAGCAATAATATTATTTCTAAGATTATTCCAATCATCAGGACCAACTTTTGTAATCGTGTTGACATTTTGTACCGGTACTTGACCCACAGCACCTTGACCAACTCCTCCGCGTCCATTACCGGTTGCAAGCACTGCATTTAAAGTATTTGCGATTGCGGTTGTAGATGGTCCTACTAAATCGTTAAAATCTGAAGCTTGTATTAGTCCATACTGTTGATAAGTCATAATTATCTCCTTATTTAATTATGACAATAGCAGTAACCTCACCTATATCATCAGTGGTTTTTGTTGTAAGACTTCTACCAATGACATTAAAAGATGATGCTTCTCCGTCTTTTGCTGCTCTTGCAATGCCTTTGCCAGCACTGACTAGACGGTCACCCTTTTTAACTTTGCCTTTTACTTTTACAGGAACACGCCCGCTAATAGCAACAGCTGGATGGGTATTGTCTGATCCTGCTCTACTATTCATCATATACGCAGCAGAGGTGCTTATTACTCCAAACACGTTATTACTCAATTCATCCATAACAGCAGTAATTTCAGCAACACCTCCTAATTCAACTACAGTTCCTGCTTCGTAAGGTTGGTCAGATTCAAAACGCTCTGCTAAGTCAGCATATGTTGCTTCTAGTCTAGCTCCTGGACCTAAAGACCATAAACCTGTAATATTTCCGCCACCTGCTAGTTCCGTTGTTTCTACTTTAGTAGGTTTAATATTCCCAGTGAATTGTGATACTCCGTTTGATCCTGTTAGATAATTAAAAACGTTTGCATTAGTATATGTGCCAGCTGGCTGAAATGATTGTCCATTTGCGTACATATAGTTGTCGCACATGATCCCGTAAGCAAGACTCGCATTACCAACTGCTGACGGAAATTTTATGTTGCCAGTTTGAATATTCCAAGCCAATCCTGAAGAATTTCCTTGCATGGTCCATGTTCCGACCATCGTTCCTCCTGTAGTGGGGTCTCCAGTTGAGATTGAAGTACACGGATTTAGTGATCCTATTCTTGCTACAACCAAATTAGCGTTTGCTGCATATAAATTACCAGTTACATTAGCATTGGCCGTTGTAGTTAAAATTCCAACAGTCAAATAATTATTAGAAGTAATATTGTTAGCAATTATATTTCCTGTTGCATTTATGTTAGCTAATGTAGCATTACCTGCTGCAGTTGTAGAAGTTAGTGTCAACCAATTACTTGCAACTAGCGTGCCGTCAACTGGGCATACGCACAGTGTATTTGTTGTAGTATTAAACCAAAGTTGCCCTCTAAGAGGATTAGGAGGTGGGCTAGCACTCGCATAACTTTCTAATTGTCTTACAAAGTTTGTATCTAAAACTTGTCCATAACTAGATTTATTTCTTCCAGGTAACCCTAGACTTGTGCTTGTGGTATTGATGGTACCATCCTGTATTGTTGTCAGTACGTTACCATCACTTCTAATAATTGTATATGCCATTGTTTTGCTCCGTTTTCCTAAATTTTAAGTATTTATCTTATATGGTATTGAGGTTTGTTAAACTTTGAATTCGGATTGTATAGTCAATCTGGATTTGTCTGTTTAAGCTTTTCTGAACTGGGTGAAAAATAACATGGGTAAGCAGTCTAGTTTGGTCGTTACCTGCTGTATCAGTTCCATAGTCAGCTAAAATACCTATTTCGTCAAAAGTGTATGTCGATTCTAATTGAGTTCCATTATCAAATGCGGTTTGCCCTGCTGGTTCACCATAATCTAATAAACACTGAATTAATACATCACTGTACACTTTCCCTATAACGTGTGAAACAATCATTTTGTTTCTTGCCGGATCAGTATTTAACACATTAGTATCGTCTACAATCTTCTCATATGTCTGATTGTACAATGCTGCATTTTGTCCCGTTGTGTTTGGGGGCAAATATGTAATGATTCCTGTGCTATCAATACTAGCACCTCCATTTCCAAATGCCATTTTGTAAATTGATCCGTATCCCCTACTGCTTAATGAGTCGGCCATAGCTTCTGAAATGTTTTCATAATGAATTGCATTCTTTTTATCTACAAATATTTCTCCAGACGCAGGATCATAGATTTTTAAAAAACCCTCAACTTTTAACTGATAATTTATTATAGACATTAATCGTCACCCCGTTTTTGCAGTAGTATTTCGTCCGTGTTAGGGTCAAAAATCTTAATTACAGAACTAAAAATAAATCCAGTTTTCTCGTCTGGTTTAGGTTCTGGTTTTTCCGCATTTTCAACTTTATTTTTGTTATCCATCATAGTATATATTTATCTTTCATTTTTTAATCATTTTTAAGAAAATTAGCTGGCACTGATGTGCTTAACTGCAGCGGATCTCCATCTACTGTGTAATTTTCTGTGTTCCATGTCTTGTTGTAGAAGAATGGGTCCAAAACATCTTTTGCGGACAAGCTGTAGACGTTTGAATATACAGGATGTTCATTTAAAACCGCAGTACCATCAACTCCCCTATGAAGCCCTGATAAGGTGTTATTTTGATAATCTACGTTATTAAACATAATTTTTTCCCCATTTATAAGCACAGAATTTCCAAAACGTATCGTAACCTGCAAATTATTACTTAAACTTACATTGTTAATTAAAATTATCTGCGTTACAGAATTAGTAGTAGTTATGTAATAATCGTCTGCACTTAAATTTACATTAGTAGTTAAATTTAGCACAGATACCTCTTTAATGTCTTTTACATTATAATTTAAATTAGTGTAATATCTTTGTTTAGTTTGATCAAATAATGCTACTTGATTTAGAGTGGTAAGATCAACTAAATGTTCTACTTCTTTTACATAAATTTTTGTATCTGTTGTATACAACGGTCTTTCTAACCAAGTTCTGTTTCTAAAATTACTATTGTAGACCGCTCCTTGACCCTTGCGATTAACTATCATAGTGTACCAAAGCTCATTGGGAGTTGGAGAAGGCATATAACTTGTAACTAAAACCACATCTCCTACATTTATACGTGTCATAATGCTAAGTTTATTGTTTGGTTGACTGATTCTTAAATTATTTGAAGTAACCTTAGTCCCATTTACTGTTACAAATAATCTTTCTACATCAACAATATCAAAAGATGGTTGATTTATTGTAAATGTAGTTGCATTTTTCCAAATAAAACCTCCGCCTGAAATTCCTGAATCAAAATAAGGGCCATACGTGTTACCTATAACCGGATATGCTAAATCAAAATCTAAATAAAGTTCAAAAGGATAGTAAGTAATTGCACTTTCAACATACGTTGGTAATGGTTTAACATAGAAAACGTTATTATTAATTTGAGACATATTACGAACACCGTCTATGAGAACTGCATCTTTAGCTATTAAGTTAGGATTTACTATCGTAGTTACAACTATAGGAGTTGAAGGTGTGTTTATATAATTAATAGGAGTGACCTGTAAAGTATTAGAAAAGTCTGTTACAAAAGACTGTGCATAGGTGTCATTAAATGTAGTAATACTAACAATATTGTTTACACTTAACGAAGAAATAATAGTTAACACACTGCCTGATATAGTATAATTTACACCATATCTTTGCCTTACGCCATTAATTTCTACAATAGAATTTGTAATATTATCTCCGCCCATTGAATTAGTGAGAGTAAAAGTTGCGGGACCACTGACATATCTAAAAGTTTGAGTTTCTGGAATACAATATTGATATGAGTGAGATATATCTTCGGTAGCACCAAATATAGCAAAACTTACAAAATCACTACTTAAGTTAATTGACTTTTGAAACACTATTTTTATTGAGCCAGATTGATTTGGTTCTAAAATATAGTCAACATTAAG